CAACATACTGTTGTATACTAAAAGCTCGTCGTCTCCATCATCATACAAACTACCTGTACTCATTAAGGAGTCATAAGTCTCTTGGGTAACAACCCACTCTACTTTATCCATCTTGTCTATCTCATCAGAAAGGTCTAGGTCATTGCCTACCCCTGATGCTCTTTGAATCTTCTTTACGTGTGCTAATGAAAACATTATCCTTCTCTTGTTTTTAAATATATTAACTCCCTCTCTAAATACTCCTGAGCCTTTATTAAGTCCTCAATCTCATTGTCCTTCTTCCCTGCCCTGCAGATATACTTTAGGATGTTGCCTCTATTAAAGTTGAGGTCATACTCCTTAGCTATATCTATAACATCGAACTTGGACTTGCTCTTATAATACTTTGGTTTCATAGTTTGCAAATTTACAAATTAATAGGTGTGCCCATTGTTAAATTATGTTAAAATTAGAACGGTGTCTCATAATCAACCTCGTCTACCTCTCCAAACGCCTCCTCTGGCGTAGCTGTGTTCATCTGAGCCCTGATGCCTCTCCTAGATTTAATAGCTGCGTACATTGGATTATCCCCGTTAGTATCCCAGTAACCTAGAAACCCATCACGGGTCTCGAATATAAGTGACGTGTAGTCATCCTTGTCATGCCTCTTACCTCCAGTCTCAGTCTCCTTGACCTTCTCTACTATAAACTGCATAGTTCTCTTAACCTCATTGTCTGTGTGGTTAACAACCCTGTGCACCACAAAGAAGTCATCCACCCTGTAAGGGAAGTCAGCCCCACCTTGTATGGAGTACTTAGACGGTGGCATTAGATAGCCATACTCGTCTATGTTAGTCCTAGGTGAGCTTGATGATGGGTGAGCCATGATATACACCGCACAGTACTCCTCAGCAAATACCCTCAGCTCTGAGAGTATCTCATTGTTGTGACTGTAGGAGTTACCATCAACCTTGAAGAAGTTGTAGGGGTCTATAAGTAGGGCGTCTATACCCTCAACCTCGTACAACCTCTTACCCATCTCTATCACGTCCCTGATGGAGTAGTGCTTCTTGTTGGATATGATGTGAAACGCTGCCCTAGAGTCCTGCTTGTACTTATCAAAAAGTAAAGGACTGTCCTTGAACGACCCTATAGACTTACCCGAAAGAGTCTCTATAAGACGCCTACGTGACATAGCAGTCCTATTCTCTGGCATTACCATCCCCCACTTCCAATCGTGCAGTACGTGTGTTGCTGCAGCCATTGTAAGCATGAATACAGACTTACCAACACCGTCGTAACCTAGCCCTATATTAAGTGAGTTAGGCTTAATCCTAAAGTACTCATCAACATCCCTAAACCCAGTGGATAGACCTAAGCTAACCTCCCCTTTTCTGGCTTGGTCTAGGTAGGAGTTCTCTTCGATGTGGTCGGAAAGGAATGATAGTGTATCTAACTGCTCGTCCCAATCCTCAGCATCCTCCTCAACCTTAAGCTTCTTAGGCTCTTTAGCGTCCTCTAACCCGTAGCCTAGCTCATACAACTTAGCGTAAGCCATGTCATACCTACCGTCACACTCAAGCTCAGCAAATATAGCGTGGTTGTTGTAAGGCTTCTCCTCATCAAATGTGTCCTGTGATGATGTGAACACATATATGAACTTACCCTCCTTGTGATAACCTGCTGAGATACCCTCAGTCTTGTTAGGTCTTGTTAGGTTAATCCAGTCACTGTCCTCGTTCCACACAGTCCAACCATGCTTCTCCAGTATCTCTATACCAATAGCAGGGTCGTTGTTATACTCAGGGAACTTATCAAACTTCTTCCTATCCTCAGACCTCATACGCTTAGAGGCGTCCTTGACTATAGTCTGGTTCAGCATCTTAGCTGACACAAACAGTGATAGCCTCTCCTCTGGCTTTATGATTGGTATGTTCTCGAAAGAGCCTTGTAGTAGCTTGTATCCCTCTGATGGGTAGCACTTAATAAGACCACCCTCGCCCCTAGTCTCTATGATAGCCAGACCCTCTGGGTTCTTAGCTAACTTCTTAGATGACGACACATCCTCACACCTATATATCATATGATACCCACCAGATACAGTGCTCTGTACCACCAACCTCTTTAAAAGGTCTGCAGGTATCTTAGACTTGAATATCTTCATAACAAGCTTAGGGTCTGCAGCGTTCTTTAGGTCGAAGTCAATAGCCTCAAGACCCTGAGAGATGATACCCGTAGAGACACCGATAGCGTCGTAGGGGTATCTCTCAATGTCCTGCTCTGTAATCTTCACAGTGTTGTGGTTCTCGTTGAGAGGTCTCTTCTCGTTGATAGGTATAGGCAGTGGGTTTAGTCCGTAGGACATGTACTGTTTAGCTATCTCTTTTCCGTTTGTCATAGTCTTTCTTTAACTGTTTATCTACTGCAATATTCTTAGAGTGAGGCAAGCCATTCTTCCAACTCTCTGGAAATACTTGCTTACCCTCAAAATCAATGTAAAAGGACTCGAAGCCTTTTGGTGCTCCATCTACAGTCTTAAGCTTATTCTCATCCTTAAACCAGACCACCCTCAACTTAGCTCTCCAATCCTTTACTAATCTCCCTCTGCCGTCAAGCCACAAGCCTTCTTTCCCGTAAGCCTTAGCCTTACCCCTGTAGAAGTCTATAAACGCATCTGCGTCCACCTTGTAGCCCCTTGAGAGGGAGTAGTCCATAATCTCCTTAGGAGACGGTTCATTAAACGTAACAACCTTCCTACTAGTCTTTATACCTATAGAGCTAAGAAACCTCACCAGAGCCTCAGGTAGCAAGGATAACTCCTTGGTAGCCTTCAGCACAGTAGTGTCACTGTTGGGTATGGTGTCGAAGTGTTGAGGTACTATAAAGTATAGCTGCTCCTTAATCTTCTTAACCCTTACGTAACCAGTGCTCACTAGTTCTGTGGTGGCGTTCCTTATGTCTACTAAACTTAAGCTCAGTTGTAACTTCACAAGCTCTAGGTTTACGTTAATAACCCCAACAGTCATTAAGTTGGGGCTAGTAACTAGGTAGATGTATAGCAGCTTTGAGTTGTTATCCATATGAAGGAACTTGTTGTCGCTCCATAAGGTGGTTACCCTAACTGCCATAGCTATTTAAAAGGGTAGTGCGTCCTTATCGTCCTCCTCGTCATCCTCTGGAGCAGTCTGCTCATAGCCCTCCTGCTCTTCACTATCATCCGTAGCCTCGACCTTCTTCTTGTCGGTGAAGCCCTCAAAGTACTTCTGCACCTTGATGTCCTGCTCAGTAGCCATCTCAATATCATCCTCAGTAAGCGGTAGCGTTTTGAAGTCTATCACATAGAACCAAATAGGTCTAGGAGCTCTAGGGTTCTTCTTAAGCTTGGCGTCCAAATCCTTCTCCTCCTTCTCAGTCACTGGTATAAACTTACCCTTGACTAGTTTAGACAAAGCCCCACGCTTTACCTTGATTACACTGTCGTACTCAGCACCCTCACCAATCTCCTCGATGAAGTTAATCCATCCGTTAAGTGATGACCCTTGGAACTGTACGTTACATATCTCCTCACCCTCTCCAGTGACGTCACACAGACAGATAACGTTGGTAGTAAACTTACCACCCGCTGCCTTCACAGTGTCCTTAATGTTCTTGTAGAGCCCCTCAGCAATATTAGTAACCTTCTTGTCCTTCCAAGACACAACCTTTAGGATGTCCTTGCCAGTCTCAGCGACTAAGTTAGATGTAATCTGTGCACTAGTATCTGAATCGAATCCTGATACAGATGCTCTAACGTCTAGGACTATAAGCTCTAACTGCTCTAGCTCTACTCGTTCTCTCTTATCCTTGTCGTAGTAGGTAAATGTACCCGTGCTGCCTCTGAAATCTAAATAACGTTTAATCGGTGAAGTGTTTCCACCTCTTCTTTGTGTTCTGCTCATAATAAAATTGAATTAAGTTTAAATTAAAATAAATGTGTAATGTGTTTACTCTCGAACTGTTCTACCTGTGCCTGATAGAACTGCATCATGTCATGCAGTCTGTGTATATTCTCGCTACAATTCTTTATCCGCTTCGTATAGAATCGCTCGTTTTTGGGTAGCAACTTCTGGTACTTAGCCTTCTTAATGTATAGCGTCTCTATCTCCCTCATGTAACTCTCGACACGTATCAAGTTCCTACCGTACATAATCATGTTAGTGCCCTTCACGAATCCATAAGCCTTAAACAAGTCCATGTCGTGTTTGGATACACTGTTGTAGAAATCATTGAACCTAGTGTCCAAAATTGTGTATGAGTTGTCTGCAAAATAGTGCGTTATCTTGAAACCCCTTTGGATTACGAAGTCGCAGGTCTTAGAGGTGAATACCTTATCAGGGCACACCTCCTCGAACCATTCCTTTAACCTCTTCATAATTTTTGGGGTTTGCAAATGTACGAATAAAATATATACCCGTAAAAATCAATAGCTTCTCTCATAGTTTTAAATTTAGTATTATATTAAAGTTTGTAGTAGGCGTAGACCGAGTATAACGTGGCAACTATCGATGCAGCTACTACGCCAAAGATGATAGTGTGTGCCAGTATCTTCTCGAATCTTTTCCTTCGGGGTGACCTCATGTCAATCCTATCCTTTGTGTCCCTCTGTGGTGTTCTAAAGTTCATATATCTTGTTTTTGCAAAGATAGTAAATCACCATCTCTGTGCCTATTAATTAACAATAGTTTAACTTTACTTATTTAAAGGCTCTATTGGTGTCCAATGTGTAATTGCTTGCCCAAAAAAGTCGTTAGAACCAAAGCTCTCCCAGTTATAAGGAAGGAGGTTGTTTCCCTCCTCATCCTCTGCCCTTGTGATGTTGTGTCTTGGTACATCTCTAGAAGAACCTGCCCATAATCCACTACAGTCTACTAGTTTAACACTCTTAGACTCTAGCTTACCGTTTTTCATTAACTCTCTTTCCTTTTTAGAAATACCCTTCTTTAGCTTAACTACTACGCAGTTAACATTTGCTTGGTCATCACTATCATGCCAAGTACCCCTATTGTGCCTTGCCAATACATAGACACCCTCTTTTGGTAGTCCATCCTCTGTGCTAATCCATTTCATATCTTATCTGTTTTACATTTACTTACAGTAGGTGTCTCCTATTGAGTAGAACTTATAGGTCTTCTTGTCCACGATGAAGAAGTCACCATCTACCAAGAG